CTTCATCATATTCTTATCATTATGAACGTAGATGCTTGGCTGCGGATTGTCTATTTCAGAGGATTTTTTATTTTCCTCATTATACGTGGCATTTTTACCATACCTGAGTTTCTTTCTCAGCCACATTAAACTTTCGTCTAATGCTTGGTAGCCTAAAAATTCTTTATGTTTTTTATTAAACCTGATTACCGAAACCAAGTTGTTGAAGTAGTAGTGTAACAATATTTTGTTTGATTTTTCTTTGTTTTCTGTTTTATGCAATGGTTGGAAATTTGTCCAGTGAAAGCAAACCTTGGATTCTTGAACATTTTTATGATTAAATTGAGTAATTGGCAAAACATGATCGATTTCCCAATATGTTCCTAAATTTTCCCAATTCATTTTATCATCAAATCTGAACTTAATCCATTTGTTAAACCATTTTGAATCACATCCAATCAAATCTTTGTAAGATGTTTCTTTGCCTTTTATCATTTTATGAATTTTACTTCTTAAAATTTCAGACAATCTAAATGACAAATCGGTTTTTCTTCTTTCTTTTATTTTTTCTTTTTTTATTGGTAAATATTCTTTATTTTTTTCTCTGATATGTTCTTTGATATCTTCGCGATTTCGATACTGTTTTTTTTGTAACTTGACTGATTCATTGTTTTGAACTCGGTATTCTTTTGATTTTATAAGAAGTGTTTCTTTATTTTTTTCATAATACTCGTCTTGTTTTTTTTTAATATGTTCTTTATTTTCTTCGCGATATACTTTTCTACAATCTTTACAATCGTATCGGTGACCATCAGGTGTCGATTTTAATTTACCAAAATTATTTATTTCTTTTTCTTCTTTGCATTTATAACATTTTTTCATTTTTTATTTTACTACTACTACAACTTTAAATTATTTTAAACATAAATTACCGTCTTTAAGAGTTTCCCGCAATTTGAAATTGTTGCCGCTGTACTTAATTAACTACTAAAAATGGGAGGAGTAGTTTACTTAAGCACATGCGACTAGCATCTGAGGACGACTCAAAAAGTCGTTACGAGCCTCGAACGAATATTTCCCAAAGTAGTTCTCGTATACATTGGGTCGGATGCTTTTCTGCCCTACAGATTTCAAGGCAACAAGAGGAAGAGCAAGACCAGGGTTTCTGCAAAACCAGAAGAGGAGAGGAATGTAGAGGGTGGTCTCAGGAAGGGCTCTGCGGGGAGCGCAGACCTGTCCGGGTCCGCCGACGGAGGCGCAGGGGCCGTTGATGTCAGCGAAGGCGGGGTCAGTGATGTAGGTCAACTGGGTGGTGTGACCGATCATCTTGTAGTAACCAGCCTGCTGCTCAGAAGAGAGGGTGAGCTGGTTCCAGATGTGCATCCAGTCACCATATTGGCGATCTATTCTCTGACCACCGATCTCGACCTCAACCTGGGCGATCAGCTGCTCACCGGGGTAGTCCAACCAACGAGCATAAACAGGGCCGTTGACATTGCCGCCGTTCATGGTCTGGTTAATCTCGGGGAGAGTAACCTGAACGTAGGTGCGGTAAGCAAGATCTCCGTTTCTGGAGATGGTGCAGGACACACGGCGACCAAAGTCAGCCTGACCGTTGAAGGTCTGCTCGATGGACTCCATGGCGAAGTTGGTGTGGCGTCTGTAAGACACCTTCCAGAAAGTGATCTCGGGGTTTCCAGTAAGGAAAACGTCTTGTGCGCCGTAGGCGACTAATTGCATTAAAGCTCCTCCCATTTTTTTTTATATAATCCCAAAACATAATTTCTCCTAAATCTGAGCGAATCCGTGCACCAAAATGTTGATTGTCCTACATTTAATGAGATTTTGCGCATCTGGATCGACGATTCAGTCCAATTTATATAGGGGACATATACCCAACACAGTTGCCGCCCTTGTAGGGACAAACAGTCCCAGTGTTGCCCCCCGACACAGAGTTTAGGGGCAAAAATATTGTATGTTTTCATTGTAAAAGATGCCGACAATTTGTAAAAAGGACACCTGTAGGAGCAAGGCAATTTATGGATATTGTTTCGGGAAACCCCTGTTTTGTTCGGTGCACCGCGAAGATGGATCAAAAAACACTCGGTCAATTGAACCGCCCGACGTTGCGCAGCCAACTTGTAACAATGTGTGTTTGAGTTGTGGGTCGAATGGTGTGCTACCAAGGTTTAAAGGATATTGTAAGCGGTGTTATGTGGAAAAGTATCCGGTTGATCCACTCTCTCTACAGACTGTTTACAAATCGAAAGAAGATGTTATACAGAAATTTATTGATTCGAAGTTTGATGGGTTTGTTCACAAACAAGGGTTGAGTGAGATCCAAATTAATGGCGTGGTTTTGCAAGTAGTTTATGATGACAAGATCAAAATTGCTGATGACAAAAACATAGTTATTAAGTTTAATCCAAATAAATATGCGGACGGCAAGAACCCGTTTTTGTACACGAGGTTGCCACAATTGGAGAGAGAGATTACGAAACGGTTCGAGATGATTTGTGTGATAAAGGAAACCAAGGTTTCCTTTTGATCCTTCCTTTTTCTTTTTGATCCTTCCGTTTTTATCTTCGATCCTTCCTTTGTTTCCTTTTGAAAGGCGCAGCCGACGGCTGATCAATCCTTATTAGAATTTTAAAAAAAGAAAAAAGGAAGGATCAGCCGTCGGCTGCGCCTTTCAAAAGGCATAAAGGATGCCGTAGGCATCCGACTGTCGTCCGCTTAGCGGACTTTAAGCCCTAAGGGCTGAATACCTTGGTTTCCTTTATAAAACTCTCTAAATAGTCTTCCGTGAAAAACTCTTTTTTGTTATTATGGCGTTTTTGGAAAATGTACCGATTGTCTCTCTTTTTCACTTTCCAACCGGATTCAATCTTATTGTAAATAAAGACCATTTTATGCAATGTTTTTGAATCGATTTCTGCAAGGTCTATATGCGAATTTATCATTTATTGTATACAATCAATAGTTTTTCGTAAATCTAAACTCAAAATATGCGTTCATAAATAATCAAGAATAGTTAGAAAGAAAAAAAACAAAATTTTCAGTAAGCGGGTTTTGATGAAAAAAAAAATCTGTAAGGTCTATATTATTTAGGAAAACCATGACTGACCCTCTTTTGAAAGACGACACCTCTCGCTACGTGATGTTTCCCATCCGTCACAATGACATCTGGAAAATGTACAAGAAACAGGTTGATTGTTTTTGGCGCGCGGAAGAGATAGATTTGTCCAAAGATTTGAGCGATTGGGCAAAGTTGTCGCACGAAGAACAGTACTTCATCTCGATGGTTTTGGCTTTTTTCGCAGCCAGTGACGGAATTGTTATGGAAAATTTGGCGACCCGTTTCATGGCCGACGTGCAACTCTCAGAGGCGAGAGCATTCTACGGTTTCCAAATTGCCATCGAAAATATTCATTCTGAAATGTACAGCCTTTTGATCGAAACTTATATCAAAGACAAGGTGGAAAAAGACCGCTTGTTCAGGGCCATCGAGACCTGTCCATCGATCGCCAAAAAAGCCGATTGGGCTCGCCGATGGATCGGTTACGGCACCGACGACAAATCGCTTGAAACTTTCGCCACCCGGCTTGTAGCATTTGCCTGCGTCGAGGGTATCTTCTTCAGCAGTAGTTTCGCCGCCATTTATTGGATCAAGAAACGCGGACTTATGCCCGGACTCACTCTCTCGAACGAGTTCATCAGCCGCGACGAAGCTTTGCACACCGAGTTTGCGGTGATGTTGTATTCGAAACTGGAAGACAAACTATCGAAAACCCAGGTGGCGGAAATTATCCGAGAGGCGGTGGAAATCGAGAAGGAGTTTATTACCGAATCGCTCCCGTGCCGATTGATTGGGATGAATGCCAAATTGATGACTCAGTACATCGAGTTTGTGGGGGATCGACTTTGTGTGCAACTCAACATTGACAAGATATATGGTAGTGCGAACCCATTCGACTTTATGGAACTCATTAGTTTGGAGAGCAAGTCGAATTTTTTCGAACGCACAGTGAGCGAGTATGCGATGGCGAATAAATCTGTATCGTCTGATGTGTTTGAGCTCGTTTGCGAATTCTAACGCATATTTTGTATTTAATGTCTTAATTTTTTTGAACTATTTCTTTTCCAACTTTTTTGTTTACGGCGTTGTAGCTTTTTTCTCTTTGTTCCTCCTATATTTTTTCTCTTTTTTGGGTTAATAATATTATTATATTCATGAACCAACCGCTCATACTTTGCAACCAAGTCCGCATCTGTAATATTGTTAAAATAATCTCCTTGAAAAATACTTAGTAAATTACTTGCAGCACTATATGCATCGTTCGAATACGATGTTTTGCATTTATTTATTGCATTTTCAAATTTGTTTAATAACTCACCAAACTCTTTATTTTTTAAATACGATATATATGCATCATTCGACATTTTAATAGCATGAAGGCTTTTCCACTTAGTTTGCAGGTCTTTTTCTGATTTCTTAAACATACCGTGTTCTTTTATAATTTTTTTGCCAAGTTGATCGACTTCTAGCTCTGTATTTTTAACATCTTCAAAATCATTTTCACTATGTGATTTTGATAAGCGATCTAATGCATAATCAAACTTTTTCATTTTTTCGTCAAATTCATTGATGAGCTCTTGGTAATTCAGTAACTTGTTGTTTGCACTAAGGATTTCTAAATTTCTTCCATTTGCTTTCATTTTAAGATTATCGTTTTCTGCAGTTTTTATGGTTAATAAACTTTGAAACTGTTTTATCAAATTTATCATTACTGTTTCAGGATCATAATTGTCTAATAAATATTTCATTTCAGATACAACTTCGTGTCTGGTTCTATGCGGTTCTAACAACCGTTTAAAGCCATACCACATTGCAAATTGTGTACAGCTCCCCGAGAATTTAGAAGAGCTTGGTATCATGCCTTGAATATTAAAATTGCATACTTCGTCTTGATGATGAAACACTAAATAAAACTTCTCTTCATCAAATAACGATTTTATAAAATTTTCTAAAGGCGCTTTTATTTGTTCTCCATCAATATTTGAACTGTCAAAATGTTCAACTTCAATTAATTGTTTTCCATCATTTCTTATTTTGCCTCTTTCAATAACCACAATTGTTGAATGTCCATAAGGGTCGCCTGGCCAAAAATAACTAAAATTAATTGCCATAAGATTCGATTCGCAGAGTTCTATCTGGTCTTCATAGTATTTTTTAAAAAAAATACTTTCACTAATCGGATTGTCCCGTCCGATGTGTCTTTGCAAATAAAATACCCTTTTTCTAAAATCATAGTTGACTTCATGTAAAAAACAAAGGTCTTTAGAGTTTATAGTTTTGTAAATCTCTTCTAAAATTGAATCGTCGTTAAACCATTGGTGCAAAAGCGAATCCAATTTTTCGGGAATATCGCGCTTATTTTTAGATCCCAAAATACCATTTACTGTTTCGCACAAACTTGTTACCGTTTCCGGCGAGATTTTCGGATTTTTTGCTTTTAAATTTTCCGAACAACGTTCTAATCTTTCCGTTTGCAACCTTTCTTTAAGATCAAATACCGACTCATCTACTTCATCGTCGTTTAATGTTTCGCACAAACTGTTTAACCTCTCGGGTGAGATTTTGGGATTTTTTGATCTTAAATTTTCGGAACAAAATGCAATTTTAACTCTTTGCCATCTATCTTCAAATTTATCCGCCAATACCTCTAACTCTTCGTCAACAACATCTTCAAGATTATTAATTAAGGACTCTATAATTTTCGTATCGGAAATTACCTCATTCAATGCTTCTTTGTCAAGGTAACCACGTGTTTTGTATAAATAATTTTTTATTTTTTCTTTTATTTTTTCGGGATCGGTATGAGAAGACATTTATACATAAGTTATAGATAAATAAGCAGATAAATATGAAATTGATAGATCAAAATTGCCTTCTGGCTTTTCATTGGTGGTCGAAGTTGATAAACGATGGTATTCAGCCCTTCGGGCTTAAAGTCCGCTATCGTGTTATAAAAAATTTTTTATATTTTTTACAACAAAAATTCAGCGAAGAGGAAGGATTTAAAGGGAACCTTAGGTTTTCTTTAAAATGCAGGCGGACACTTTAAAATCAATACCATACACAGCAATTTCGTTGTCTGTCATCGGCCGTCTTATTTTCATGTTCCTCTTATACAAAAACAAAAGTACAAACAGTTTGTCGTTATTATTTTGCATCTTGAATATTTGTTCATCGAGCATGTGGATCTATTACAGTGTCCAAACTGAAGACGTACCGATGATTTTCAGGAGTTCGACAGAAATTTCCCTGTTGGTGATCTCTTCGATATACATAATTCGAAATAAAATTAAGGAACCGACTGGTGTTCTGCCGAACTAATCTCCTCGTTTAAGGAGGGGTTAAAGGGCGTAGGCCAGCTTCGCTGGCTGAATACTTAGTTCCCCTTCTTATAGGTACTTCTGAAAAAGTTTCACAAAGTTTTTTGTCGACGTATCTCGGTCCCTGTCATCACCAATTTCAAGGTTGAACTCGGTGATGTCCATATTCACGAGATTTGTTTTCTTCATAATCTTGTCGAGCACGGGCTTGATTGCCTCCACATGCACACCCCTTTTCGCAGTGGTTCCTGTACAAGGCATTTCACCAGGATCGATTCCATCCACGTCAAACGACAAATGGACCGGGTCATTTCCAACAAACGCTTTCACAATTTCGAACGCCCTCTTCGGATCGTTGTTGATGTCGGCGCTTTTTACATACTTGATCTGTTTGTCTTTGAGCACTTTTTTCTCGCCCGGATCCAAGTCTCGGATACCCAGATACAAAATGTTTTCGAACTTGAGTTCGGGGACTTCATACAAAAAAGGAAATAAGATAAAATCGTGGTCCAGACCGGTAAGAAATGCGAGAGGCATCCCGTGGAAATTACCGCTGGGCGAGGTTGCTCGAGTATTGATGTCGGCGTGGGCGTCAAACCAAATCACTTTCAGGTTGGAGCCGTGCTTTTGTAAAGACGCGGCCACCGTTGCGATAGCCATCGAGTGGTCGCCGCCGATGTTTACCGTTGGCAAAGTCGCCTTCATGTTTGATCGATACAATTTTTTCAAGTTACTCGACAAAGTGTCGTTGCTCTTGGTGTTTATAATGGCGTCGGTTTTCCCAAATATTTGTTTTAAATACTTCGCGGTTGTATCGACACCGGGCTTCTTTTGACCTAAAGAACTTGGGAAATAAATGCGGGTCATCATTTCTTTAGACGTTTTATTTATGATGAGATTTTATACAATGAAGATATAATGTGGAGAATATTTGACGAAATTTTACGGTTTTTTTACCTGCTTTTTTTCATATGGTCGTATGCATATTTACATTTCATGTGGTACGGAACACACCCCTTCCTTGTTAAAACTGAATTTCGCTACAAACTCCCAGACGAAGATTTGGAGAAACATGCAACCATTTATCGCAGTAAACGAGTGTCGAAAAAAGTAATCATATTTTTGTCGGGGGCTTATAATCTTGAGAATCATGCATATATTTCTAAGATGATGCATGATCTGGAGGCGTTGCATAGTGACACTATGAAAGAGTATCAACTTATTTGTTTCGAAAAATCAGATCAATCTAGCATAATAATATACGACGACGTTGCCCATTTCATTAGGGTACTAAACGATGAAGTGGGGGGATTGGACGAGGTAATTTTGGTCGGATTTTCCTCGGGTGGCTGTGTGGCATCATCGGTAATGGCAAGGCTGCAAACGTATACATTCAAGAAGAAGATAATTACGTATGACACTCCTTGGCAAGTGCAGTACAACGTGGAGTATTTTCAAGACAATTGGTTCTATCGGCCGGATATTTTGTTCTTTTGGAAAGTGTACCAGACTTACTCCTCTCACTACAACTACGAAGATATTAAACAACACTTAGATGTAAAAAGCAACTTTAGCGGCGCTGGTGACCTCGTGAAAATTATTGAGAACGTCCATGGTTGGAGTAGAGAGAAAATGCTCGAAGAAACTGGGTTTAACTTTAATCAAACAGCCGATACTAGAGTTTACAATATCGTGAGCAAATGGGATCCCTTCGTGATTCGCGGCGATGTGCACGACAAGTTTGTGAAAGAGAATGAACATAGAATCATTTGGAATAACAAAGTCATTGAAAAGAAAACCATCGGCCATTGCTCCGATATGGCTTTTTCTACGTCTTATTTGAATGAAATTGTGCTTGCTATTCAAGATGTTTAGGCGCACCGTTCTTAATAACCTCTCGTTTCAACTTTTCCAAATACAAAATCGCATCCATGTGTTCTTCTTGAGCATGTCGTATCCAGTCCAGCACTTTTAAATCTTCGCGGTCCAAAGTTGTGCCGTACTTTTGCAAACCAAGATTTGATCGTTGGATAAACGATTCGATCACGGTATTTACGACAGAGTCTGCAGTATACTTGGTCGAAGAGATTTCTTTTGTCGAAGAGATTTCTTTAGCCACTGATGAGTTGTCTCCAACAGGCGACGAAACAATCTGAGGTATAATCGCAATTTTTTGATCTTGAGACAAATCGCTGTACCCTTCTTGCTGGTAACCTAAATAATGATTAAACATAAACCACTTCGAAGCAGGCATCAAAGTTTTCCAAAGAATATCGTTCTGATAGACCCAATGTTGTTTTGTCGTGAAAAGGTTATCGACATTCGACTTAAAAAGAGTGCTTAGTTCCAACATCATGGAGCGGTTAACAATGTAACCGGCACCGTTGCCAGAAGATGAAATCCGCGAAATGAGAGAGTCGGTATGTTCGGATACAACTGCCGCACAAGTGGTTAGCATCAAAACATCCCAGTCCATATCTCGCTCGAAAAAAGTTTTCAAATCGTTGCGGACTTTCTCGGCGTCGTCGATGAACACGAAGTCGTCTTCCAAGACCAACACGTTTTTCAAGTCCATATCGTAGGCCATCTCGAGAACGGATGCGTGACTTACGAGGCAGCCCGTGTTTGGGCAACCCTGATACGAAGCCGCAGAGAACCGCATGATTTTATCTTTCCCGAATCCGATTCTATCGAGTTCAGACAAGATTCTCTCGTTGCGATCGGTTCTCGCGTCCATATTGATGTAAATAATTTTGTCAATCATTGTGATAAACAACATTATTGTGGTTTCTATAAATTGTTTTACATATAAACAGGTAAACTGTCAATATCCATAATAGTGATATCGGCCGCGCTCTCCTCTGGTTTGAAAATATATTTCGAAGAGAACAAGAGAGATTTCAGTTCATCTTTGGGAACAAGGTTGTTGACAGTTCGCGCGATCATCTTGTACAACTTAAAATCGGGATACCTCGTCTGGCCATTATGTCTGTAAAGCATGTTTTTCCCGTAGTCGTCGTTGCACCAGTGGTCGACCAATTTTTGCAAGGGCGTTTTGGGCTCTCCATTTCTGCAAACAAAATCGTAGAGAGAGCATCCGAGGCGGCTCAAATCGAAACTAGGGTTGGGATCGACTCTCGGCTTCTTTTCGTTAAAATAGGGCTCGCAATTATATTGAGTTGCCGCATCGCCTGACGCGGCGAAGCTGTCGCTGCAGAACAATTTACCGCCAAATTTGTAAATGGCTCTCCCGAAATCGATGAGTTTGTAGATGCGGCCATTTGTCGGGACTTTGTATAAAATGCCCTCCAACTTGTAGTACAAGAATTCGATGTCAGTCTCGATATACATGATATTGTTGGTGTGGAGATCGTTGTGAGTAAAGTCAAACACCTTCTGGTACGTGGCCAATATCAGGATGATTTGCATGAGAGCGTCGATAAATTGGTCGTCGTTGAGTTTGCGGCGTAAAATGAGTTGATCGATGGTTCCTGCGCACTTTTCTTGGAAAATCATTTGAACGGGGTAGTTGTTCAAGTAGCTAAAGATGGGTTCTTCGTCGTCTTCGAATTCGCTGAGAGAAGACGAGCCGGTGTCGGATTCAGATTCGGTTTCCCAAACAGATTCCGAGTCATCGCTGCCCTCACTTTCGCTATCGCTATCGGTGCTATCGCTATCGCTTTGGGTGCTCTCACTTTCGCTTCCACTACTTTCACTCTCACTCTCACTCGGTGAGTCAACCGTCTCATTCTTTGCAACCGTGTTTTCATATTCGAGAAAAGGAGTTTCGACAGCTGAAGTTTCGGCACACGAGTCGGCATCCACTAAATCCTCAAAATCGAGAGTTACGTCTCCACCATCTTCGATGCAAAGTTTATTACGGTTTCGCCGAGAGCCCTCTCCGGAATATTGGTTCAAGATGTTGGCGGCCTCTTCGTCAATCGTAAAGTACTTGTTGATATTGGTTAAAAAGAAGGGACAGCTCGAGACAAACTCGAGATCATCTGCAATGTTGTAGCGAAACTTGCGCTGAATTGCTAAATAAGAGCCGTAATATTCGACGCCGTGAACCCATCCGTGTGTATCTTTCAACATGGAAGTCAAGTACGAGAAAAATCCGTCGACATAAGCGGTGTTGTTGACGTCGACCAGTTTAGGCAAACACGACTCGGCAGTTGAGCAGATGGTTGGTAGGGTTCGTGTTATCTCGGTTTCTAAATTATATTTTCCCCGCAAAAAATTCAAGGGATCGATGAGAGGCGAGAATTTGACAAAAATATTTTTCTCGACGATTTCGTCGTTCTTGTACACGGTGCTCAAGTCGCGGATTTGAAAAGTATTGTTGAGTGAGACCTTGTTGAAATTGGTGTCGTCCATGTCGAAAAAACGTGTATACAAGGGTATGAAAGACTGGATGCCCGAAATGTCGAAGGGATCGTAGACGGGGTCATTTGTTTTCTCTAAAATGAGCCTTTTGTTTTTTCGGTAATTTATGCTAAACTTGGTGGATTCCATGAAAGTTATATTTTATGGAATGTAATATTTTAGTAATATTAAACTCATGTCGTTTTATATGCGTATTTATTATACTTTACTTAATTTATAACAAATAAAAAAAATATGACATTAGAATTAAAAAAATTTGACATGAGATCCATCACATTTGACCCGCGAGAGAACAAGGGACCCGTTATTGTTTTGATTGGTCGTCGTGACACGGGTAAAACCTTTTTAGTTAAAGATTTGCTGTACCACCATCAAGACATCCCAATCGGCACGGTGATTTCGGGAACAGAAGCCGGAAACGGTTTTTACGGAAAGCTTGTGCCGAAGCTGTTTATCCACGAAGAATACAACACAATCCTGATCGAGAATGTGCTGCGCCGCCAGAAGGCGGTTATGAAGCAGTGTCAGACGGAGATGGAAAATTACAAAAAGTGCAGCATCGATCCACGAACTTTCGTGATTTTAGATGATTGCCTCTACGATAACAGCTGGACCAAAGATAAGTTGATGAGATCCCTGTTTATGAACGGTGAAATGTTTGCCTAAGTCATTCCAAAAGAATGGCTAGTATGTTTAGGATCTAAAATCCTTTATGTGCGACACGTCCAAATTGCGGAGACGTCTTGATTTAGAAACTTAAAAAAAAAGGTTCTATGAAAGTTTATACTACTAAACGGCTTTAGAAATAGGGTCGTGGTTTATGCTAACAACATAAAGTACAGTAAAAAGGTATAAAATAGAGATAACCCGCAGCAAGTCATCTAAGTCCGTAATGGTAAGGATATGATGATTGTTCAACGACTAAATGCCCGTGGGGTTGAGTAATCTAACCAATTGCGATGATGCCTTAAGATATAGTCTAAACCCACCCGAGAGGGTGCAATGCCCATTTAAAAAGCATTGGTTTAATGATTTCAGAAAGAAATATCTGGATGAAAATGGTACATTTGAGACACTGGAAAGTTATGTTAATTATTACAATGCAATATCCGCTCGGTATTCCGCCAAATCTCCGCACCAATATAGACTACGTTTTTATTTTGCGTGAGAATTATTTGTCGAATCGTAAGAAGATTTGGGAGAACTATGCGTCGATGTTTCCGACTCTCGAGTCATTCTGCTCGATCATGGACCAGACCACGGAAAATTACGAGTGCATGGTGATTTCGAATAATGCGAAATCGAACAAGATAAATGACCAAGTATTTTGGTACAAGGCGGCGGACCGACCGGATTTCAAGTTGGGTT